AACAAGATTTAATTAGAGATCTTGAAGACTTATCTGAAGTAGCTGTAAGAAGAAAAGCATTTATAAAAGAATATAATGATATATTAGAAAAACCTGCTAACTATAAAGACGCTCTTATTGCAGATACCCCAGATGATAGTCCTACAGAGTTATTAAGATTAACTGAGGGTCAAAGAGTTGACCAAGAAGGCAATGTAGTAGATGCTAAAGGAAACATAGTTCCTAAAGAAACCATCACTATTAAAACTAAAAAAGGAGATAGAAATATTGAAATAGGTACAGAATACTTTTTAGGAAAAAGAGTGTTTGAAGATAGTAAAGGAAAAGAAGTGTTTAGAACACCTAAGATAACTATACTAGGAGAAAATGAAGATGGTACAATTAAAATTAAAGATGCTAAAGGAGATATAAGAGATATTTCTAAAGATGAATTACTTGACTATAGTTTAGCAAAAGTTTCTTCTACATTAAATAATAAAACAGCTAAGTATTACTTAGAACACATGAACTCTGTGTTTGCTTTTTATGGTAAGAAAATAACAAATGAAAAAGGAGAAAGAGTTCCTGTAACAGGGAGACTTGAATACTTTCAAACAGAAGACGGACAAAAAGATAAATTGTTTTTTGTTTACAAAGATGAAAAAGGAAAGATAGTTAAAAAAGAAATAGATGGTTCTATGGTTGTACCTAAGAAAGGATACAAGCATGCTATTTTAAAACATATAGGAACCCTTACACCTGCACAACAAAAAGCAGAAGAAAGTTTTGGTAAAACAACATCTTCTAGTTTACAAGCAAAACTTCAGAGAAGAGAAGAAACTCTTAATCAGTTATATGAAGAAGTTTTAGAGAAAAAAGAAAACACAGAAAAACTTATTTCTGAAAAAACAAGTAAGATAAATAGCTTAAGAGAAAAAATAGCTGTTATCACTGAGCAGATTGAAACTAATAAAAATGTAGAAGATAAAAGATTTAAAGAATTTAAGTTTAAAGAAACTGTTTCAAAAGCTATTGAACAAGTAACAGCTCTTTCTAAAATGGAACAAGATCTTCAACAAGAGCTTGAAGAACTATACACTGTAGATGATGAATTAAAACTTAATGTAGAGTATGTTGAGCAACTTATTAATAGTATGGAAGAACTCCCTACGTCAACAAAAGAGTTTATAAATGAATTAAATGATGAATTGATTGATTTGAATATATTAGTTGAAGAGACTGGTAAACAGATTAATACAGTTAGTTCTTTAATGGATGCTACTAGAGATGCTATAAAATCAGCTATTAAATATCTTAGTGGTTTAATTAAAAACTTTGAATCTAGATACTTTAATGTTCCTTCTCCACAAGGACAAGAATGGGTTGATTTCTTAAAAGCAAATCCTAATTTCTTAAAAACAAAACCAAATTACAAAGCTGAACTAGATGCGCTTGAAGTAATAATAGCTGAAACAGAAGATTTTAAAATTACTCCATCAGAAGCTAGACTTCAAGATCTTGAAGAACATTTAGATATACTAAATGGTGCTCTTAAAGATTATGAGAAACAAATAAAAGTTAGAGAAGATGTTTTAAATAAACTTGAAGGTATATACAAAAAAGCTTTAGAACAAAAGAAAGAAGAAAAAGAACTAGCTAATAACCAAGTGTTATTACAAGAATTTATTGGTACACTAGATAATGGTATACAACCAATAGCTTCTACTTCTAACAGTGAAAAAGTTTATGAGGTAGATGCAAAGAAAAGTGATTATGATGTATTAGGAGGAACAAGACCTGTAACAAACAAAAGACCACATAACTTAAGAGCTAATAGATTTGGTTCTAGATTTAATTCTTTTACTAAATCTCAAAAAGAAAATATAAAAGGTAGAATTGTTACACTAAAAACAGAAGAGTTACAAGGGGTTCCTGGCCTATCTAATTTAATAGTAGATGGAGAAGCAAACCCTAAAGATGTAATTGCTTTAGTAATGGTGATAATGAATGAGGATGGAACTTATTCATTAGTTGATGAATTTGGGGACGCTTTTAAAACAGAAGAACAATTTAAAAATCCTTTGGATCATGCTGTATTCCAAGTATTTCCAGGTGATAGTTTACAAGGAAAATATTCTGGTAAAACAGAATCTATGTTTAGAAATGCTACTGCTGAAGATAGAAAAGAAACTATTAATGATTTAACTAAACAATATAGAGAGTGGAGAAAAGAACAACTTGCTAAAGAAGAATTAGAATATCCAAAAGATTTTAAAACTTCATTTGGTATTCCTGAGTATGTAACAATGCTTGTTGAGAAAAAAGTTGGTGATCAAACAATTCAAGTTGAAGAGATAAATTACAACGCTACAACTCCTGTAGAAAAAACAGGACTGGTTTCTAAAACAGATTTAGCATCTAAAAAAGTTATAGCATTTTCTACAAGTGATTCAGTGAGTGAAGGATCTGTTACATTTAAAACAGGCCCTGGTAGAGTGTTTCTATCTTTACCTGGAGGTCTTATTAAACTTAATAATAGAAACTTAACAAAGGATGAAGCAACAACAATATATGATGCAATTTATCAACTCTCTAAAATAGCATTTGATAATAAAACAATTAAAGATAATCCTGAAGCACAACAAATTGTTCGTTGGTTAAAGAGTGTTGTTTACTGGGGTATTGCAAAAAATACTCAAACAGGAGAAAGAAAAAAAGCTGGATATAATAACATATGGTTTGAAGACATCACTGATGAGAAAGGAAACAAATCAACTAGACTATTTATATCAGGACTAGGAGGTAATATGAGCTTTTCTCCTACAGAAATTTCTAACAGAAGAAATGAATTAATAACATTAATCTCAGCTCTTTATCATAACGTAAGTGGTACACAAGTAAATGATAATTCCTGGAGTGTACCTTACACACAAATTCTTGGATTTGATAAAACTGGAGAAGCTATTACTAGAGAATGGCCAAACTATCAAACATATCTTTTATCTTCAGAAGGAAGAAAAGATGGGGAAATTCCTTTAACAACAATTGTAAGACCACAACAAGGAGAAAATGATGTTGTTAGAAAAGGAATGTATTTTACATTAAATGAAACAGCAGATACATTTAATTTTGAAATAACTAAACCAGTACCTGTTGTACAAGTACAACCTGTAGTAACAGCTCCTGAACAAACTCCAGTTGTAAAAGCTGAAGAAAAATCCCCTGAATTTGTTTTTAATAATAAAACTCCTAACCTCTACCCTTTTAATAGTGGTAATGTTAATGTATTATTGGATGAAAATGGTATTGCTAGTTTTGTGGTTGATAATAAAAATGAATTCGATTTAGAAACTTCTAATACAATAAAGGCTGTAGCTAAGGCTAAAAGTATGACAGATCAAGAAGCAGGTTCTTTATTGTTAACAGCTATTGAAGCAAAAACAAAATTAATTGCTATAGCTAATTCTATGCCTCAAGATAATGCTGTTACAGCTGCTCCTGTAGTAGAAGCTTCAGTAACACGTGTTTCTGAAAATCAAGAAGAAAAAGTAGAAGAAACTCCTACTGCAACAGCTAATCCATTTGCTAATAGACCTAAAACAAATGGTAGAGAAGGTATTGATAAAACAGCATTTAGATTTGAAACATATGAACAATTCAGACAGTTTGCTCCAGAGAATTTTAATAAATTAGAAGATTGGTTAAAAGCTAATTTTCCAAATCTTCCTGTATACAGAGTTAAGAATATAATTAAAACTTCTAATGGAAGACAAGCTTGGGGAATGCTACATAAGGGAGCAATCTATTTGTATGAGAATGCAGAAACAGGAACAGCATATCATGAAGTATTTGAAGCTGTATGGGCTATGATGACTTCTCCTCAAGAAAGAATTAACATAGCTAAAGACTTTAGAAATAGAGAAGGAAGTTATGTAGATAGATTTACAGGAGACACTGTTGTTTATAAAGATGCTACAGATGATCAAATGAGAGAAGAACTTGCAGAAGAGTTTAGAGATTATGTTTTATATGATAAAAACCCTCAGCAAGCTTCTAAGCCAAAAACTCCTTCTTTCCTAAGAGAGATATTCGATTGGATAATTAATGGAATTAAAACATTCTTTACAGGTAAAGATGCTGCTAAGAATACACAAGAGTTATTTAATAGAATAGGAAATGGTTATTATAAAACTTATATACCTTATGAGCAAAAACTTTCTTTTGCTAATGTAGGGTATACAGATATTACAGAAGTTATTCCTGATAACTCTTCTTTATTTAGAGCTAAAATAGAAAATTTAAGTGCAACTGATATTCATCAGATTATGCAACAAATGACCTATACTACAATCACTCAAATGACTCGTAATAATAAAAGTCTTTTTAATATTACAGCTATTGATAGAAATAAAATGTATAGTATTATTAAAGATGATTTGTTAAATAATAGAATAGGGAGAGCAGCTGATCAAATTGAAATAGATATTAGAGATAATAAAATAACACAAGAACAAGGTGATGTATATTATAACAACATAGGAGCATTATATAATAATGTATCTAATCAATGGCCTTTGATTCAACAGAAACATGAAGAATATTTATTATCATATGGAATTGTATTTGATGAAAATGATGAAATAAACTATGATGATTATGAAAAATCTAAAGATGAAGGATATGGTGATCCAAGACAAATTGATGGATTTAAAAAACTAAACAATACAATTAAACTTTTATTATCAAGTTTATCTGAATCTACTTTTATAAATGGTGGTACAGCTACACAGTCTACATTAAATAATATAACAGGAGTTACATTAGTGCCTCTTGGAAGTGTGTATGTTGATCTTTTGAATCAATTACATAACTCTGTTGACCAGTCTGATATGATCAATAAGTTTAGAAAAGCTTCAAGAACTAATCCTAACTATGTTTCTTTATTTGAAAGAATTTTTAAAGTGAGTCCTCTTTCTGAGAACCCAATAGATTACTCTTTATTAGGTAAAGAAGATCTTAGACTTATAGATGGATTCTGGAAAACATTTAAAAAACAATCCCCTACAGTTTCTGCATTATTCATATTAGGAAATGGAGATATTGTTGTTGGTGATTCTAATACATCTGGTGCTGTTAGAGAATATAGAAGACAATTTATAAACTCTATTTTAGAGAACACAAGAGCTAACACCAATCCTTATATTACAAAAGATAAAACAAAAGGATTTGTTGGAACAAAAGCATTAACTGCTCTTAATGAAGAATCAGATATAGAAAAATTAGTTAACTTTCTTTCTAATATAGGAATAGAATTTTCTGAAAAACAATTGAAGAAAGCTAATTATGATGTTCAAAAACTGTTTAGAGTTGCTGCTAATGGTGTTATTAGAAGTTTAAAAGAAAGAGTTACAGATGTTGGTATAGAAAGAATAAACGCAAATACATTAGATGTATCTGGAAGACTATTAGAACTAGGACTTGTTAAATCAAAATTAGAAACATCTGAATTTGATACAACATATTTTAATATTAATGGAGAAAGATCTCAAACTTTCTTAGGTCCAAATTTATTAAGTTCATTCTATGATGTTATTTCTAAAGTTGAAAAAAAATCTGACTTAGCTAATACTAACTTTGGATATTTAATAACAGATACATATTCTAATATTGGAAGTGTAATGTTAAATAGAATATTTGATGAACAAGGAAATAAAAGAGATGGTCTTAGTTTAGAAACTTTAAAACCATTTATTATAGATGGAACTATAAATGAAGAACTAGGTAAAAACACAGAGTCTTCAAAACTAACCAAAAGACAAAGATACCTTCAAGAACTAAATATGAACTTGAAAGGAATATACATGAATCTTGTTCCTGGGGATGCTAATATGCAAACTGCTATAAAGCTACATGATGCTGATAATCCTTTCGTAACAAAAGATATGCTTTTGAGTAAAGGGTATATAAATATATTTAAAGATCAGTTTATATCTGAAGTTACAATGTCTAGAGAAATAAATAGACAAGTTGCTAAAGGAAGAAATAATGAAAACCTAAGATTTTTTAAATCTATACTGGGTGAATCTTTACATAAAAAAATTGTAAACAAAACACAAAATACAGATATTTCTGCAGATGAAATATATGAAGATTTTAAAACAGAAATTAATGATAAAGTTAAAGAGTTTATAGATGGTAAAACAGAAAAATCAATAAACAAGATGAAAGAATACAACATTATAAAACCTTCTCCTGATGGAAATTATAATGTTGAAAATGTTTCTATTTTTAATGCAGATGAATCTTATACACTAGACTCTATTAAAAGTGCAATTAAACAACAGCAAATGAATTTTATGATTGCTAATGTTGAATTACACAAACTTCTTTACTCTGATCCTTTTCAATATACTGATCAGCTTAAACGTGTTAAAAACTTTACTTCTCCAAGACAAATTCTTTCTTATGGAAACAATGAAATAAATTCTAGATATGGAGAATTATATAACAATGATGATGCTGCAGATAAGTTATTTAATACAAACTTCAATAGAGACACAATAAATGGTGGAACAATATCTGATATTCTTTCAGATAATGAAGAGCTAGAATACACTCCATTTGAAGAAACAGATGGTGGTGGGTATATTACAGATAAAGGAAATAGATATTTATCAATTAAAAATGGTGAATGGACAGATGAGAATGAAGAGCAATACATATATGACATGGCATATATGAAAAAAGTTCTTAATAAACCATTAAATGCTATTGAAAAAGAAAGATTTAAAAAAGGTAATCCTTTTGAACAAAATAATTACACTCCTATAAAACCTATTGTTGCAGGTAATAAAAATATGGGAAGAAGTTATAATGATGTACTTCTTGATAAATTCTCTTTGTTCACTATTTCATTTAGAATGATACATGAGCTTAACCCAACAGCTAACATGTTAAAACTGTATGAAAAAATGATTGATGATAATGTAGACTATGTTGTTTACGCATCAGGAAGAAAAGTTGGTAAAGAAAACATTTATCAATTATATGATAAAGATGGTAACTTTAACAAAGCTCCTTTAATTAGCCAAGAAGAAAAGAAAAACCCATTAGGAAAACAAACTGTCCTAACTATTCCTCTTTCAATATTTGCTATACAGACAGAAGTTCCTACAAAAGAAAATAATAAAGTTACTCAAGGATCACAACCTACAAAATTAGCTACTATGGATTTTATGGAAGCTGGTGTACCTATTGACTTTATGGCTGAAGAAGAGGATTTTACAACACGTTATAATGAATGGATTAAGTTAATAGACAAAGGTTCTTATAATGAAGGAAATAATTTATATAATGAAATAAAGAATAATCAAAATCTTTTAGAAGCAAGAATACAAGATGGCCTAAGCTCTTTATTTAAAGAATTAGGAATAACAAAAGTAGGTGATGATAAGTATACATTATCTAAACCAGAGTTAACATTTGATATTCTTAAGAAAGAATTATTGAAAAGAGAGATTAATGATAATATAGTAGATGCATTAGATGGGTATGAAGATGGTAAGTTTGTATTAGAAGCTATTCCTTCTTACCAACAAATTAGAAATATATTATATTCTATTGCACACAGAGCTGTTGTATCTACAAAATTAAAAGGAGGACAAAAAGTACAAGTGTCTTCTGCATTGTTAGAATCTCAAAGAGCAAGGGCTAAAGAAATAACTGATAGTAATGGTAATACAAAAACTATATACGAATCAGATATACTTAAGTTCTATACAAATAAGGATGGAAAAAGAGCATGTCAGATAATGATATCTAGATGGTTTAAAAGCCCTTTATCTGATAAAGAACTATTAGAGTATTTTAATAACACTGAAGAAGGTAAAAAACAATTATCTGCTTTAGCTGGTGTTGCATTTCGTATTCCTACACAAAAACAAAACTCTATTGAGGTATTTGAAATTGCTAAGTTCCTTCCTGAAGGATATGGTGATTCAGTTATTGTTCCTTCTGCTCTTGTTAAGAAAACAGGAAGTGACTTTGATATTGATAAACTTTTCATTTACTTAAAAAACTTATATCCATCAAAAAACAACTCTTTAAAAGTTGTTCCTTATTTTGGAATTGGAGAAGAAGCTAAAAATAAAATTGAAAAATTATATAAAGCTGGAGAATTTGATGAATATATAAAAACTAAAAAAGATTTTATTTCAAGAGAAGATGCTGAGGGTAGAATGATGTCAGCAATTTTTGCTGAAGAAGTTGGAGCTGGAGGACAAGTAGATGTAGTTAGTGATATATATAGACAATCATTAGATAATGCTTATGTAGACTCTTTAGAAAAACTTGTATCTAATCCACTTAATTTTAAAAACTTAGTTAGACCTAACTCTGCAGAACAGTTACAAACATTAACTACTACAATTGAAACTCTTCTTGGTTCTAAAAAAATAGATTATTCTGATGTTGGAGAAATGTTAGATAGAGAAACTATGTCTGAATTAAGAAATGACTTTGTTAGAGCAAAGTCTGCTATTGGTATTGCTGCTACTTCTCAAACAGGTAATGCACAAGCTCAAAGAGGACTTCTTTCAATAGACAGAACAAAGTTAAATCGTGTGTCTCAAAAAGACAGAACTTTTCTTGGTGATGCATTAATTAAATTTGAAAACTTTAACTCAGTTAAAGGAATGCCTTCTCTATCAATGATTGAAGATGCTAATGCTCTACCAGAAGATAGAAACTATATTTCTGATGTAATTGGGCAAGTTATTGATGGGTATGTGGATGCTGCTAAAGACCCTTGGGTTATGCGTTTAGGAATCACTCCTAATGTTGCAGGAACTTGGTTATTCTTAATTAGAACTGGTGTACCATTAACAGATGTTGCATATTTTATGAATCAACCAATCATTAAAGAATTTCTACAAACATTAGAGAACAATGGATATTCATACGTATTTAATAGCAAGTATATAAATGCTGTTAAAGAAGCATATGAATACGAAGCAATTTCTGCTGATAATGTTACAGTTAACACAGTTCCTAATGTAGAGGAACTATCTAAAATGATTGGAAAAAATGAAGAAACTCTAGAACCATATCAATCACTACAACAACTATTCATACTAGATGAGTTTTTGAAATACTCAAAAATGGCTGAACAACTATTAACGTTTACACAAGCTACAAACTTTGATACAGCAACATTTAATGATCCTTTCTTAATAGCTAAGAAACTAAGACAAATAGAAAAAGCTAGAAATACAATCTTTTCAGATGTTGATGATTTCTTAGATTCATCTTTTATTGGAGAACTAAAGAATGCTTTAAATTCATTTAGAGATGGAATTGCTGAGATATTATTATCTGATAAAAGAGATAACCCTAATGGTCAATCTATACGAAGAGTGTTAGAGCAAGTGTTAGATCCATATATGGATATGAATGATAAAGACTTTGTATCTACAAGTAAAAAAGCAGTTCTAACATTATTTGATTGGGCTGTACAAACTGATAGAAATATTAATACACAACTTACAAAAGTTTTGCTTTCTAATGATAAAGGAGAATCAACAGCTTCTGAATTAATGAAATTAAAAAAAGCTGCTGAAGATCCTAGTAATCGTTTATATAATAATTATGTTCTAAAAGCATTACAACTTGAAAAAGGTAATAATGAAAATGAACCAGATAACTTATACATTAATGCAAAAGCTACTAAAGTGTATGATCAAAATCAAATCATATATGCACTTAGAGAAATTAAAAAGTTACTTCCAGAATCACAAAAACCATTATATGGAAATTTAGTAAGACTTGCTGTATTACAATCAGGACTTTCTAACTCTAGAATTTCTTTTACAAGTTTGCTTCCTTTTGAAGATTTTGTTGAAGTGTATAATCAAACTCTTTCAAAAATAGATAAACTTCCAAACCTTTCTGATTTTACAGATATGAATGTATTTGAAAGAGGTAATTGGAATGATTCTAATATTGTAGATCAACATAAAGAAAGAGTTATTTTAACTAAGAAGGGAAGATTTAAACCTGAAACTACACTGGTGTCTAAAAAATTAAAAGATGCAATGGATAAAGGACAAGTTCCTAAAACCATAAACATCTCTGCAAATTCAATGGAAGCTAATAGTGATGTAATTACATACATATGGTCAGACATGACTGTAAATAAAGATACAAAAAGAGAGATGGTTAAGAAAGGGGATTATTCTTTTATGAAAAAAGGATTGTTCAAGAAAGTTTATTCTAAAAATAAAAAAGGAATTTCTTCTCCTATTGTATATGAAACTATTTCTACAGATAAGAAAACAGGAAAAACAACAGTTTACAAAAACTATGTTTATAAAATGATTAATGCTTGGGGAGATTCTCTATATGCAAAAGAATTTTATGATAAAAAATATCCTAGTATTTCAAAATCAACTGTTTCACAAGCATCTGTATTTGATAATGGATATGAGAAAGTTATTGAAAAAACTGTTACAACTGTTGTGGCTGGATTAGATTTTACAAAGAAACAAAGTGCTGAAGTAGAAGACAATGTTATTGTAGAAGTTCTTGGAAAATCTGCATATGTAGAAGGAGATGAATTTATTTTCTTGTCTGAAGAAGAATCTCTACCTTTACAAACAGAAGAAGAAAAAAAAGATGATACTTGTAATCCTTTTTAATAATAAAATATGAAACTTTGTCATAGAGATAAAAAACAAATGCCTTCTATTGAGGGAACAAGACTTGCTTTAATTCAAGAAAAAATTTTATATGAAAAAAATCCTTTATTAATTATTAATAAAGAAGAGTTTGATATAGAAAATGATTCTCTGTCTAAAATTGCAAATCAAAAAACTGGTAAAGAAGGAAGTCTTTATACAGTTGAAGATAGATCTAAGATAAGAGATATAAGTAAAAATTCTGATGACTCTACATATAGAGGTTCTACAATAATTCAATATTATGCAATTCCTAATAAAGAATTATTTGATGCATTAGATGCAGCAAAAAATAAACCTTCATTTCAACTTGAAGGTGTTCCTGCATCTAAAGCTTCTAAAGAAACTATAGAGAAAGTTAAGAAAGTGATTGAGCAAATGGGTGTTAACATTGTTGCTCTACAAGATTATTTAAAAGGAAACCCTGATGTAAATGCAAAAGATGCTACAGCACTTGCAGATCTTGTACAAGGAATAATTGCTATTGCTGAAGGAAAAGAAGATGTTGCTCTTACAGAAGAGATGGTGCATATTGCTACAGCTATTATAGAGCAAGTAAACCCACAATTAGTTACAAACCTTATTAGTAAAATCTCTCAATATAAAATATACAATATTGTATTAGAGAAATACAAGACTAATAAAGCATATCAATTACCAAATGGTAAACCAAACATTCGTAAGATAAAGAAAGAAGCTGTAGATAAGTTAATAGCAGAAATGATTATTAATATGTCTGAAGGCACTACAGAGTTTCCTGAGCTATTAGAGAAAGAAAGTAGAAACTTAGTTCAACAAATGTGGGATGCTATTCTTTCTTCTATTAGATCTTTATATAAAAGATCTGATATTGATTTGTTCCAGCAAACAGCTCAGCAAATATCTGAAGGAAATCTAGGAGCAGGAATAGAAGTTTTAGAAGGAATAGAAGACCAAGGAGTGTTCTTTCAATTAGAAGAAAATCAAAAAGTAAATGAAGTATTTGATAAGTTTAAAGATATGGATTCTAGAATGGATCTTTCTGAAGCTACAGAAACTGAAAAAAGACATTATACATATGATGGAAACCCTTTAGATTTTACAGTTACAACATTAAAGAAAAAGAAAGATTTTAAAAGAACAGATGAAGAAAAATTATTAGATGATCAAAAAAGAGCATGGGGGTCTGAAGGTCATAAATTTTTAGAAACATATATTAAAAAGAATCTTATTAATAAAGATGGATATGCCCTACCTACTGATAGAGAAGAAGAAATAACTACACCATTAAATGATGATGTAAAAAAATCTATTATTATTTTTGCAAAAGAACTTATAGCATCATATCCAAAAGGTACAAGATTTTTAATTGAAACACAAGTAGCTAATTTAGAAGTTAAAGGAGGTATTGGTTCTACAATTGACTTTATGGCTTTTGAGCCTGTTGAAAATAGTAAAGGAGAACCAGATGTTAAAGTGGATATATTAGACTGGAAATTTACAAGCTTTAATACAGAGTCTAATACAGATATTCCTTGGTATAAACAAGATGATTGGAAAGCCCAAATGGGAGAGTATACAAAAATTGCTTATAACTTAGGAGTTGAAAGAAATCAATTAAGAAGAGCAAGAATGATTCCTTTTGTAACAAACTATAGATATGCAATTAAAAATAATAAAACTTCAGGACTTGTTGCGAGTTCTGTAGAAGTAGGTAAAATAGATTCATTACAAGAAACAAATGTTTACTTACTTCCTGTTCCTGTTGATTTTGAATCTACAGGTAATGAAGCTGTTGATACATTTATTGCTAGTCTTAGAAAGCTTTATGAAAAAATGTATAAGTCTAGTACTAAGCCAGAAGAAAAGTTTTCTAAAAATTTAAAATTAGAACAACTTAGTCTTGCTATTAGAAACTTACACTTAAAACTTAACTTCTTTCCTGTATACGATGTTGCTAAAACATTCTTAAATGATATGGAATTAACTATACAAGAGTTTGATGGTATAGACTTTAACACCCTATCTAAAGATGAATTAAACACAAAGCTTGAAAAACTAATAGAATATCAAAAAAGTGCTGAAAAATTCACACAATTAAGTGATGTATATGTTTCTTATATTCCTAGAGAGAATATGACAACTGAAGAATTAAAACTATTAAATAATTTTGATAGACTTTCTGCAGGAATAAAAAGAAAACTAAAAGATATATTAACTATTCAACAAGAATATGTTCTTCAAAAAGGATTGAAAGAAGGAATTGTTGAAGAAGAAAATGTAGATGATATTTTAAAAGCAGAAAAACTAGTGTCTAGTTTAGATAAAAACTTCTTAGAGAGTTCCAAACTCTCTCCATTAATTATTCAGCTGGCTGCTAAAGTTTATTTAAAAGCTAAGAATTTAATTAATGTTAATTTTAGTAAAGTTGCAAATAATTATTCAAAAATATTAATTCCTCTAGAAGAAGAAGCAAGAGCTATAGGCAAAACAGCGTTTGAGATGGTTGGTACTCTAACTGAGAAAGGTCCTAGATTAATTAAAAAATTAGATTCTAAATTTTTAGAAGATATAAAAACTGCTAAAGAAAAAGGAAACAAACAATTTTTATTAGATAATTTAGATGTTGAAGAATATAAAAGATTAACTGATCCTGTAATAGAAAAAACTCTTGAAGATTTAGATAGAACACAATTTTCTTCAGATGAAATAGAAGATGAACAAATAAGAGAAAGAAGAAAAGGCAGATTTATTAATTCTATAGATATTACATCAAAAGATTTTGATGGTTTTGAAAATTATACATTTCAATATTACTATAGACAAGCAATGATTGAAGAAGGCCATCTATCTAAAGAGTTTTTAGAAATGTCTAAAAGTGAGAATGCTTTAAAAGTTTGGAACTTCTTTACAGATCTAAACGAAAAAGCTAGAAAGATGGGGTATTTAGATAAGCAAGGACTTTCTTTCTTCCCATTAATGGAAGCCACCACTCTTCAAAAGATGTCTCAGTCAGGTAATATACTTAAAGAAACAAAAGATTTCTTTAAAGATATGTATAGTATAAACCCTAATGAGGAACAGTTATATGCAAAGGGTGATGAAGAAACAGGAGAACTAAAAAGAGTTATTCCTAAGTACTTCACAAGAACTAATAAAGATGTAGCTCAACTCTCTACAGACTTAAATAAAGTTGGTCTTATGTGGATTAAGTCTTTAATGGAATATGAGTCTACAAAAGATTTAGAGTTTCCATTATTAGTAATGCACTCAGTTGAAGAATCTAAAGGATCATTAATTACAGATACTAAAGGAGAAGTTATATTTGAAGGACAGACTCCTAAAGAACGTGCAGAAAATGAAAATGCAACTCTTTTAGAAGCAATACTAGATGATTACTTATATGGAATTACAGAGAATTTAAATTCCATGGGAAATATATTAATGACTTCCACTGTATCTAGACTATCAAAAAATAAAGATAAAATAGAAGAGAGAACTATATCTACAAAAAAACTATTAAAAACAGGTGACGTTTATATTAGAAACTTAGCTCTTGGTCTTAAACCATTAATTGGAGTAGCTAACTGGTTTGGGGCACAATTCCAAATGTATATTAATTCAGCAGGATTTTATCTTCCAGGAGAATTTGAAAAAAATAATGTAAAAGTTACTCTTCCAATAGGAAAACTTTCTCTTATTGAAAAAGCATTATTAGATACTATTTCTCCTCTTACAGGAGAAAGTGTTGTAGAGATAAAACAAAGAATGATAGCAGGGAAAAAATCATATGCAAGTTATTTAGCAACATGGTCTTTTTCTGATGTAATGATGAGTACAAACTCTTTTGGTGAAAGAAAGCTAGAACTAGCTAATGCTTTAACAATGATTGACAATGCTATTGTCATTAATGGAAAAATTGTAAACATTAGACAGCATTTAAAAGCTTTGGATAGACAAGCTAGAAAAGGATTGACATTTGAACAAAGAAGAGAACTAGAAAAATCATTTGAAGAAAGAGTTAAAAAACTTAAAGAAGGAGATACATCATTAAAAAAGTTATCAAAAATTGAAAACGATGAACTAGTTATAGAAGGAGTTAGTAATGAAGAACTTGCTAAATTTAGAATGGGTATTATTGATTTCTCTAGAAACCTAACAGGGCAAATGAGTAATGATGATAAGATGGGATATAGAAGAGATACCATATTTAATTCATTTATGATGTTTAAAGGATGGATTCCTAAACTTCTTTCTACTAGATATAAAAATATTACAAAGAACACTGCAACAGATGAATGGGAGTATGGTAGATATAGAGCTTTCTTTTCAACATTAAGTGAGATTGGTTATAAAAATATAACAGATCTTAGAGATATTACTCTTGGCACAGATAAAGGTCTTGCTATAATAAATGAAATGCTAGAAGCAAAGAAACAACAATACTATTTACAAACAGGAAAAGAATTAATTATATCTGAAGAAGAGTTCCAAGACTTAATTAGATCTCAAGTTAAAAATATGTTTAAAGAACTTAAACTTATAGTTACTGTACTTGCATTATTAATTGCTTCAAAAATTGCTGCACCTGATGATGATGAAGATATTCTTACTAAGAATAGATATAAGTATGTTGCTAAAATGATAAATAAAATATCTGATGAGCTTTTATTTTATGTAAACCCAGCATCTGCAGATGAAATGACAAAGGGTTCTATCATTCCAGCTTTAGGAATTTTTTCAAAAGTTGGAAGTTTACTTGATGTTTTAAGAAAAGAAGTATATTACACAGCAATAGGTGATGAAAAAGAAGCAGATAAAACATACCCAATGAAATATTTTATTAATTTAATTCCTATAGGTTATCAAGCATTAACTGAAGCTCTTCCTTATATTGATGCAGAATATGCGAAAGAAATGGGTGTTAGAGTTACAGCAGAATCAAGAAGATAATATCCTTTAAAATAAAATAATCTTATGCTATATTATCCTTTACAAGTTTTTACATAAGGTATATATACATATTATATTTTGTATTTTTGTTTAATTAAAATAACATATAAACATATATAAATTATGTCGATAAGTCAGTGGTTAACAGAGAATTTTATGATTGTTTCTACACTAGGAACAGTGTTAACAGGAGTTGTTGGATGGGTGCTAGGAGGAAAACAAGCTAAAGCTCAAGAATTAAAAAAAGGAGCAGTTGAAATTGATTCAGCAGAAGTTGACTATGCAGCTAAAGTTAGAGAATTATATGACAATTTAAATGCTAAATTAGTTCAAGAAAATGAAAGTCTTAAGAGTGATAAAGATGCTATTGTAGCTGAATTTAAACAAGAAAAAGAATACTTTAGAGCACAAGTAGATGCTTTGCGTACACAATTATCTGAAATGCAAGGACAGTTTAATATGATTCAATTAGCTTATGCTAAAGAAGTGGAACAGTCACAGAACTGGGAAAAGCTACACAGAGAGCTTACAGATAAATATAATGAACTTGCTAGTAAGCACGAAGATTTAAAAGAACTATATAGTAAATTAAAAGATGATTTTGATAAACATAAAAAATCAGCAAAATGAGCCCAAACGAAGAGTTATATCAAACAATAATGAAAGATGAGGGACTTAGTCTAGTTCCTTACCTCTGTCCTGCAGGAGTGCCTACAATAGGGTATGGTAATACGTTCTATCCTAGTGGAGCAAAAGTTACTATGAGAGATAAACCAATAACACAAGCTGTTGCTTATTGGATGTTAAAACAAACAGTTAATATGTTTGCTAAAGATGTAGATAATCTTGTTACATCAACTATTAATCAAAATCAATTTAATGCCCTTGTATCTTTTGCATACAATGTTGGTTCAGATATTGATCAGGATAATATTCCTGAAGGATTAGGTGATAGTACATTGCTACGTAAAGTGAATGCTAACCCAAAAGACCCTTCTATTGCTAGAGAGTTTGCTAAATGGAATAAAGCAAATGGTAAAGTTAACAATGGGTTAATTAAAAGAAGACAAAGAGAAGCTAATTTATACTTTAAATAATCATGAATATATTAGAAAAACTTAATGTAATTCCATCTAAAATAAAAGACTATATTTTAATAGGACTAATTGCTTTAATTATTATAATTATTATTGTTATGTCTATTAATAATTTTAATGACTCTAGAATAGCTGTTAAAATAGAAAAAGCAAAGAATGAATTGGTTGATACAAAAATACAAGTAGGGCAAGATAAAAAAGCATTAGAAGATAATGTTAAAGAGCATGATAGTTTTGTACAATCAACAGTTAAAGAGATTAAAAACATTACTAAAATAAAACCTAAAAGAATTAAATATGAAAAAATTAAAGTTAGGGATACTAGTTATGATGCTATGCGTAGGGTGCTTGACACTGCACAGCCAAACTAAAGATTTAAATTCTCCAGAAAGAGTTGAAGCTTTATATAAAATAACTATCCAACATAGAGAACTCACTAAACAAGTTCAAGATTGTCAGAATAGATATAATGCAGAAATGCAAGAGTTTGAAAACAAATATAAACAAATTCAAGAACTAGCATCTTCTTTAGGAGAAGAGTCTAGTGCTTTTGTATCACATAATTTAGATTTACAAGCTGGTCTTCTTTCTTCTTTAGACAAACAAGAAAAGCAAGAAGTTAAAATAGCTAAATTAGAAGCTAGAGATAGAAAAAGATTTGGAATAGGACTATATGGGGGGTATGATGTTATAAATACTCAACCTTCTGTAGGAATTAGTTTTTATTATACATTAATACGTTTATTTTAATACAATGGCAAAACCAACAAACTCAGTAGAAAAAAAAGTAACACCAAACATTAATAGACCTGGTGTACATTCTAAAGCAAAAACTTCTAGTTTAAAAACTAGTAAGAATTACAAGAAAAAGTATAATTCTCAAGGAAGAGTATAATGGAATAGGAATTAGAAATAATGTTTCACTGGCCACATGATAGACTTGCTATTGGTTGGGATGTTATACAACCTGATGAGGAGTATAATTACACCACTTATAATGTTTATTTAGGAATTTCAACACTAACATTGAATATATATTAATAATGGAAATAGTTTATCAAGGAAATGTAGCAACTGATGGAAGTACAAGAATTACTTGTACAACTACATCATTAACTATAAATAGTATTATTATAAACAACCTTGATTCAAATTACATTTTTAATTTCAATAGATTTGAAACTGGTCCTGGTATACATTTAGTTCCTATATATGAATTATCATTAGATGCTGGAGATTCTATAAGAGATACAGAATCTTATACTCTTAGCCAAGGTGATTATATACAATTTATATCTGATGTATCAGGTACAACATTTTACGTTAAAACAACTGTACAAGAATAATGTATGAGTTTATAAATAAGAATGGAGAACTTTCTTCTAGCTCTGCTAAAGTTGTTGTAATAGATAAATATGGCAAGGTGAAAGAAGTTAGTGTAGGTGGTGGAGGAGCTCCTTCAGGACCTGCTGGTGGAGATTTATCTGGAACCTATCCCAATCCATCAGTTGTATGGAATAATGGTACTAGCACATATAATCTTTTATACTACCCTCTTTCATCTAACCCTGCAGGATATTTAACTACAGCAGTAACAAGTGTAGGAATGACTGTACCTTCTGCATTTAATGTTACACCTAGTACAATTACATCAACAGGAACATTTGCTGTAACAGGGGCAGGAGCAGTATCTCAATACGTTCGTGGCGATGGTAGTTTAGCTAATTTTCCATCTTCTACTGGTGGTGGTTCATCATTATCTTTTTATCTTAATGGTTCAGTTTCACAAGGCACATTTGGAGGAGTTGCATTTAAAGAAATGGATAGAACACCAATTCTAGGTGCAGGTACAGATTTTACAATAAATGCAAATGGTTATATTCAATCGTTTATTACAGATGCAGGAGTACCAAATCAATTAGAGATACCAGCAGGAAATTGGAATTTTGAAACCTATTTTAGTGCTTCAAGTGGAGGAGGTTCGCCATCATTTTACGTTGAGTTATACAAATGGGATGGAGCAACTTTATCTTTAATAGCTTCTAATTCTGCAACTCCAGAGAATATAACAGGAGGTACAAGTATAGATTTATATGTTAGTGCTTTAGCAGTTCCACAAACTGCTTTATTAGCAACGGACAGACTAGCAGTAAGAATTTATGTTACACATAGTGGAAGAACTATTACACTTCATACAGAGGACAATCATTTATGTCAAGTAATAACAACCTTTTCAACTGGTTTAACTGCATTAAATGGACTTACAGCACAAGTACAGAATTTAGCAGTAGGAACGACAGGAACTGATTTTGCTATTAACTCTACCACAGCAACTCACACGTTTAATTTACCAACAGCTAGTGCTTTAAACAGAGGTGCT